TGACTAGGGGAAAATTAATCAAACACATTGAAGACAATAACATGGAATTGGATGTTCAGTGTGCAGTACAAGATACATGGGATAGAATAGAAGAAGCCTGTGATGTGACGAAGACAAGGAAGAGACGTTATGAGTAAAATATACCTGTTGTGTGATACAAACTACCTTTGCTACCGTGCCTTCTACTCTTCCGGATACTTGTCAAACGGAGAAGTTAGTACAGGTGTCATTTACGGACTGCTCCGCTCCTTGGTACACATGAAGGAGACTTTTAAGACAAACCGTTTCGTATTCTGCTTTGACCATGGCAAGAACCTACGGAAGGCAATGTACAAACCATACAAAGCCAATCGCCGACAAAACCAAACCCCAGAAGAACAGGCACTACATCAAGAACTTGAAGAACAAATCCAAATGCTAAAACACAAATACTTGTCTCAAATTGGTTTTCGTAATGTACTCTATCAAGATGGATATGAGGCCGATGACATCATTGCTAAAATATGTAAGCAGGTTAAGCAAGGGTCTGAGTATATTATTATTAGTTCTGACCATGATCTATTCCAACTAATACGAGCAAATATAACCCAGCACAACCCCAAAGAAAAGAAACAATATACCATTCAATACATAAAACAGGAATTAGGTATTCTTCCTGAAATGTGGCACATGGTCAAAGCAATCGCTGGGTGTTCCTCTGACAATATTAGTGGAATCCAGGGTGTTGGTGAAAAGACTGCTATTAAGTACTTGACAGGCAAGCTGGAACAAACAACCAAAGCATACCAAGCAATTACATGTCCACAAGGAGAAAAGATAATAGCCAGGAATATCAAGTTGACCAAGCTCCCTCTTAGAGGTGTAAAAATTCACAACCTAAAAAAGAACAGGTTCTCAATTGCAGGATGGAAGGAACTGTTGAAGGAGCTTGGAATACTCACCATGCCAAAAAGAAACCCATTTGAGGAAGGCGCTCCCTATGGAATTAGAAGAGATTAATAAGATCCGGAATAATGCCAAGATAACAAAACAAAACATTTGTAAATGGAAGATGTCTACAAAGAAAATGTCCAAACTTGGAATATCCAATTATTGTAATACGGTAATAAGGTTATGTAATGCCCTCAAAAAAGAAAAAGAAAAAAGGTAGAGGCAAAGCAAAGGGTGGAGCATTTGAACGTAGGATTTGTAAACTGCTGTCCATGTGGTGGTCTGATGGTATCAGAGACGACATCTTTTGGCGTACTGCTTCCTCAGGTGGTCGGGCAACTCAAAGGGCCAAAGGAAATAAAACAACCTTTGGACAGTACGGAGACGTACAAGCTGATGACCCAATTGGCCAACCGTTGATAGATCTATGTGTAATAGAACTAAAGACAGGCTATAAAAAAGAATGTATTTTTGACATACTTGATAAGGTGTCCAATAATAGTATTTATTATGATTGGATTAACAAACTGCAAGAAGAGGTTCGTTGTGGTCATGCCCCCTATTGGATATTAATACACAAGAGGGATCGACGAAAGCCAGTAATAGTTATACCAAACAAATTATATTCCAAAATTAAAATACCACCGAGACGTAGAGTCCGTATAATGGACCATGATCGAGCCGCCGTAAACATTTCCTGTGCTGTGATGTTATTGGAGGATTTTCTTAGCCATGTCAGACCAAAACAAATCAAAAGATGGGCAAAAGGATCCAAACTTTAAAGAAACCAATGAGGATACAGTAGTACGGTGCCCTAATTGTGACGAAGTACAGATGATCCAATACCTCAAAGACCATTGGCAATGCCTAAGTTGTGGATACGATGTCTAATACAACCAAAGATCAATGGCTAATGGCCCAGATGAAAATGATACGAGACCGAGGCCAGGTCAAGTGCGGAACTTGTATGCTGTCAATGGAAGTTTGGCTGGCCTATCGGTGCCTACACTGTGGAGTTTGGATGTGCCAGTGTTGTATGGAAAAGCATCTGGGCCAAACTAGAGAAGAATATAACCTTGAACATCATGCAGATGAAATGATACCGAGACACAATGAAACCCAAAAACCAAAAACAAGCAAACAAAGTATTTGATCTTATCGATAAAAGGGTCCGTTGTATGATCATAGCTCGTCACGGTCGTATTGGAGTAGATTCTTGGGGGGATGTTTTTAACAGGGCGTTAGAATTTGAAGACGATATAATAGAAGAGATTTATGGGACAAGGGACTTTGTTAAACTTGGAATTGAATTAAGCTTGTTAGAGCCCCAACCAACAAAGAAAAAACCAAAGAAAACCATTAGAAAAAAGAAGGTCAAACTCAAATACTATAGGCGTAAGAATGTTAGATAGGCTAAGAATAAAAAACTTCCAGGTCCATAAGAAGTTAATAGTAGACTTTGACATTATTGGCATCACAACCATCTTAGGCCCAAGTGATGTTGGGAAGTCCGCTTTGCTACGCGCCCTCAAATGGTTAACACTAAACAATCTTAGAGGCACAGCCTTCATAACAGATGGAGAAGAAGAAGTTGAGGTCTCGGCAGACTTTGGTGGACACAGGATAAAAAGATATAAGGGAAAAGGAAACAACACATACTCCCTCAATGGCAAACTACTGAAGGTGGTTAAGACGGGTGTACCTAGTGAGATTGCTGACGTGTTCAAAATGAATGATATTAATTTCCAAGGACAACACGACAGCCCATTTTGGCTAAGCCTCACAGCAGGGGAAGTGTCCAGGCAACTTAACAGTATAGTCAACCTTGAGATTATGGACAAGACCCTGGCCAACCTTGACAGTCAGAAAAGAAAACAGACAAGTTTTCAGACTATGCTCACACAAGACGTTGTCACCATCAAAAGCCAGCGGAAGTCATTGCGTGTATGGGGTAAAATCGACAAGTTCCTAAAATCCCTGGAGGATACTAGGAATACAATACAAAAGGAGACCCTGTCGTCCGTTCTAATGGACAAACACGTTCAAGGGGTACAACGGTATAGGTTATGGGGAGATCTCCTGTTAGAAACCCACCAGCGGGGCAGTATGGTGTTAAAAATGGTCTCAAATACCCGGACCATGGCGGCTGAGACCCAAACCCTGGCCAAATTGGTATCTCAGGGGATAAAGGCCCGTACCAAGACAAGGGTGCCCATACCAAATATAAGTGGGTTAGAACGGTCGTACAAACGGTGTGAAGGCATGCGTAAATCAAACCAGTTACTAGGGCACTATATAAATCAGTTGGAACTATGCGATCCAAAACGAAAACAAAAAGAATTGGAAGTACTAAACGACAAGATGGCAAGGGTAACAAGAGGAAGGTGCCCCATCTGCGGGAAAAAGATGTCATAGCTATTTTGTGTAGTGACATCCACCTATCTTTAAAGCCACCTGTTTGGCGTAGTGCTGAACCTGATTGGTTTGAAGCAATGGCACGACCACTGAAAGAGATCTCAAGATTACAAGAGAAATATAATTGCCTTGTCCTTTGTGCAGGTGATATATTTGATAGATGGAACTGTTCGCCAGAGGTGATTAACTTTGCGATGCAAAACCTCCCAGAGATGTTTACAGTAGCAGGGCAGCATGACTTACCATACCACAATCTCAACGACATAAAAAAGAGCGCTTACTATACTTTAATGTTCAACGAGAATATTCATCACATAGACAACGAAGGAGTTCTATCAAATGACTATAGTATGATGGGCTTCTCGTGGGGTGAAAAGGTCACACATCCCCCAGACATATACAAAGGAACAGTCCGAATAGCCTTACTTCACGAATACAATTGGATACCAAACAAGAGTTATTCAAATGCCAATAGAGCAGCAAGGTTAACAGGCAAGCGTACCAACTTTAAAGGTTGGGACATTGTTTGTATTGGTGATAATCACAAAGGGTTCCAATATAAAATTGGTGGGACCACATTTTTCAACTGTGGCTCCCTAATGAGAAGAAAGTCAGACGAAGTAAACTACAAGCCATGGATTGGTTTGGTTACTAAAGACAAGAAAGTCATTCCTCACTACCTGGACACTTCCGAGGATGTGGTTTTAACTCCTACCACTACCAAAGAGTGTCCGGGTAGTACTTTAGACATGGAAGTTTTTCTGCGGGGTTTAGTAGAATTGGGCAAGGATGCCCTTGATTTTGAAACAGCAATAAAACACTACCTGCACAAACACAAAGAAAAAAGAAGTGTAAAGAATATTATTAAAGAAGCGATGGAGTAATTATGGCTGTCACTCTCAAACAATACCAAGACCTAAAACAAAAAATAGACAAACTCAAAGGGGAAGTAGATAAGGCTGCTGGCAAGGAGGAATCTATACTTGAACAACTACAAACAGACTTTAGTTGTGATAGTCTCAAACAAGCAAAGGTTGTCCTCAAAAAGAAACAGAGACTGTTAGCAAAAGAGGAAGAGAAAAGCCAAAGGCAGTATGATGAGTTTGTAGAAGAATTTGGGGACGAGCTAGATGAAATCCTTGGTTGAGATACGTAAACAGGTAGACAATAAAAGGTCTGAGTTCGGTGTCTTCACACAACAACTGAAACGGAAAAAGGAAGACTTGATTTCATGTGGTACAATGTTAACGGACATCAAACGTTCCCAAGAGATAGTGCAAACAATAACCAAAACAATCCAAGAGGAAGTGCACAACCAGATCAAGGGCATTGTAAGCCAGTGCCTTGAGATCGTTTTTGAAGAACCCTATCAATTCAAAATACTATTTGAGCAAAAGCGGAATCGTACGGAAGCTAGATTGGTCTTTGAAAGGAGTGGACTAGAAATTGATCCCATGTCTGCCGCAGGAGGTGGGGTTATAGACGTGGCCGCTTTTGCTTTACGTTTATCTTGTCTCATGTTACACAAACCAAAATTGAACCGGGTCCTTGTATTGGATGAACCATTCAAATTTGTTTCACAAAACCACCTGCCAAACGTTAAAGAAATGTTGGAGACCCTGTCCGAAAGATTGGGAATGCAGATTGTAATGATTACTCACATACCTGCTTTAGTATGTGGGAAGGAGATTACGCTGTAATTAGTTAAGAAAGGGAGTAACGATGTCTAATTGGAATTGGGTATTAGAAATGTTTGGATCACTCACATTTGAAGCGGTGTTAGATTGGGCTAATATGATTGCTGCTTTATTTTTCTAAGTTAAGCTGTAATATCTACTTTCACTTCCACAATTGATGTTATTCGACACAAATCATCAACAGTAAAACGGACTGACTTCCAACCAGCTCCTGAGATACTTCCTGCTATATTTAAATCTATTTGATCAGCGTTGTAGCTGCCACTCTCAGCACCATAACCACTACCATTATCAATGGCATACGTGAGATTAATACTGTTTGATTCTTCATATATTCCAAATACTAATCCATGAGTATGTGCAGCTATTAAATGTGTGTGACCAATGTCTGAAACACCATGGCCATGGTCTGTCCCATGTTGATGTGGGTCCCCACTTTGAATATTACTGCCACTAGTTCCACCTAGTAGATTGTTTACAGTAAGGCCAGTAGAAATATTGGCGGCTGTCATTGATGCTTGTTCTATATCGGAAGTAGAATATGCTCTGTAATTTTCAATCTTAAATGACAATTTTACAGATACAATAGAAGTTAATTCTGTTGGGAGTTTGAAATCCATTACTATAGTTTTAGAAACGTCCCCAGAATCTTTCATATTCCACGCCATTGTCTGTCGCAACTCAGCATATTGTTCTGCCCTAATAGTTCCTGCTAATATAACAGCGGCATGCAATAGTTGAATGGGTGTGGCTGGATAGATTACACCATCCTTGTAAAACGCCACCATCCAATTGGGACTTGCCACTGATTCGCTTCCCACCAATGTCTTACGAAAGACGGTTGTAAAATCAGGGTCCCAATAAAAGAAGATTGTGTTCTCACCACTACTAGGAGTATAACTATCCTCATCTATGTTATACGTCGTTCCTTTAAGTCGAAACAACATGTTCTCATCTGCATCTGTCTTTGACCAAGTAATGTCCCCACTACTATCCACTTCCCAACTGATATTATTTATCCAGGGTATTTGTACAGCGGCTTGTGGCGGGAGTGTTTTGTTAATTGCTTCTAACACGTCCCATTTGGTGGCAGGTTGTAACAATTTGTTTTCGGTTTGGGCTGCTGTATAGTCAAAGTATGGAATGGTCGGAGTTAAACTGTCTACATCAAACAAGTCAACATCATATGTCTCCATAATCATGTCAAACATATGATTTGGCAACGTATCCTTTCCAATAAGCCTCCGCATTTTGATCTCAGTGGAAGTACCAATAGCCACAATGTCTCCATGAGCTGCGGCAACAGTAAGACCACCACTATCATCAAGGACTACTTCTGTATCACTAATTGAGGCTACTGTATAGTCATTTGTCTCAACCTCACCAGTACCTACATTAAAAGAACGGATGTACAACTTATCTGTAGCACTATTGGTAATGGTTCTGTCCAACTCTAACGTGTCTGTCCCAGCACCCGCCGCAACAACTACTTGGTAAGAAGCCCCCCAATTAGGCCGGCGGTGCTGTACAGGGTAGACACCACCAAGGGCATACAACAAAGCATCCTTTATCATGGTGAACTTTACAACTTCACGAATAAGTTTATTTCGTTCCAAAACAAACTCACCAATTCTCGAACCGAAAGCTCTTGTTTTGACACCCGTTCCTTCTATACTGATCTTTTTCTTATATGATCCCGCATTCTCATTATGTGTAGGCCAAGGAATGGTTTTGTATCCCATTGAAGCATCTTGTATGTTGACAGTCACACTACCCGCAAGATCGCTTTGTTTGGCCCACTCCTGACGCCAAGATCCTTCTACAATGTTTTGATAACAAATCAAATCACCAACATTGTCTGCCGTATTATCCAGCCAGCCAGTAAGTATAGTTCCATGCCAGTATAAATGAGCTCTTCCAATAGAGGCTGTTTCTATTACCACTGACCACAATTCTCGAACCTTATCATAAATATTGTCTAATGGGTAGGCATCCTCAAGACCACCATCACCATCTGCTTTTTGTTGATCACAAAATAATGCCCAAGTATAAAAGAAGGCCGTATCTATTTGTGAGGGTTGAAATCCTTCGTAGTATTCCACAACCCAAGGATCACCACTTTCTCCCGTTCCACTAAAAACAGGCTGGGTTAGAATATTATATACACCCCACGATCTGTTTCTACTCTCATCAATTTGCCAATTAGATCCATCATAGTATATTAGTATCTTATCTCTATGAAGAACTTTAATATCCAAATTAGTGTTTAGTAACCCAGTAGCCAATGCCTTCAAACCTACCAACACTATACCAGGATGCTTAAAAGCAATATCAACAACACCACGAACAGACCTAAGAAACATTATATCGCCATATCGAGAACCAGTTCTGTCTGCTGTTAATTTTGTGACACGTAATTTGTATTGCTTTGTCCTATCTATTGAGAAACCACTTGTATCCAAGGCTGCCCCAGCAACAAAATACGAAGTGCGTTGGTTAGCTGAAATAGTATCTTGAAATAGAGTTGACCAGGAAGTAACGGCAACGTCTGAAATCTCAACTTTAACTTCTACACTATTGGTCAATTGGTCTCCCATTTCATTGTAATAAAACAATCCTCGGAATTCCAATGTCCATTCGATATTGTCAAAGCCTGCCCTGGGCAAGTGTATTGTATAAGACCCATCAACACTGCTAATCTCTTTATGAGCAGACAGTTCCAGCTTGTCCTGTTCAAACCCTGTCATGACCGGCTGGCTTAAAGTACCTGGGGATTCCGTCACAACCACATCAGAAAAGTTGCCCATAGGCTGTCCATTAATCCAAAGTGTAGAAGTCTCAATACCAGATGTAGGTCCCTCTCCAAGAGCCAGTTTAATATACAATAATTCGTCACCAGTCCCACCACTACCATCATCTACATCAGTCCACTGAGAAACTATATTTCCATAGTGGGCGTTTAGACCTACAGAAAATGGTCTTGGAACTCCTTCGGTTCGTATGGTTCTCGGCTTCCATCCATATGATTGTTTCTGATCTCTATCACCTGCTGGTCCTTCTGCCTCAGGCAATTGGGAATTAAACAGCATTCCACCTAAGTAAGACAAAGCAAGGGTTAAAGTAACCTTAAACGTAAAAGCCCAAAATGCCACCCAAGTAATTCCAAAAATCCCAGGGTTGGGTGTTATAACTACCACATCCTCTTCGGTTATTTGTGTGTCCTTCCAATCCTCTTCATAAATAACGTCATCATTCAAATAAATGTAAAATTCTTTAAAGGGAGACAAAGACACCAAGTCAGCAACAGTGTTCCCATTAACCAAATCATAGGAAATAATCTGCTCATTTATAGACTCAATCGGATGGTCGGAGATTATTATATTTATCATCTAAAGAATCCGTCTATAAACAAACTAAAAACAGGATCTGTTATACTTCTTTGTTCAATCATAAAGTTGTCTTGCTTTGCATGTCTATCTAAAGGGGGTCTGACATGGATAAAAAATAAGGGATTGGGCCATACAACACCCGTATGCCAAATACCATTTTTAAGGTTAAACAAAACCACGTCACCCATATGTGGCTCTTCTACTCTTTTCAAATGCCGTATGCTTTTAGGTATGGGTACTTCTAATATGGTAAGAACCATTTTACAAAAAGACCAACACTCTCGATCCCTCGGTGACTTGATTGTATAAGGCGTGTTAATTAATTCTTCTATTGTCATAAGGTCATCTCTGCTGGATCTAATCCAATAAAAGCACCCCAATTTTCTGCGTTGTCTTTGGCATAACAGTCTTCGAATGCTCCAGTACAAGAAGTATCCACACCCGCATATTGACAACGGGAACCTTTGAATAATGTAGGTGTGGCTTCGGGACAAATACTACTAGAATAATCCCGTAAAGGAAATCTTTGGTTCATCGGATTGGGAATACCTAGGGTAAAATACATCCACTCCTCATCCGCCTGAGAGGAGAGTAATTCGTAATCTACCTCTAAAGCAGATATGGAAGTAGCCACATAATCCGAATTAATCTTGATGAGTTTGACAGCCGAACCAACTGCACCTTCTGTGCTTTGTATTAGATCATAAAGAGTATCATTAATAGCAGTCACTCTCAATGTTACTATAGGAATACTCCCACTAGCTATAAGCTCTTGTATCCCCACCTCCAAATTCATCTTACTGTATTCGGTTCCGTTATAGGTTAGATCAACATTGTCATTAACGTATCTAACGGTAGACGAACTAGGGATGGCAATCTCAGCAGCCCATAGCCATGCCTGATCGGCAACGGCGGGTTGGATTAAATCCTTTTGAAATTGTCCAGTTGGTAAGGCCATATTGATCGTACCTTTCTACTTTGTGTCCTCTTATCTTTTCAGTAATTCCTTAATGTCAACTGCCATTCCGTCCAACTTCTTGAACAAATGTTTCTGATCTGTTTCAACAACAGTAATACGAATTTTATTGTCGTTCGTCATTTCACTTACAGCCTTAGACGTGCTCACATACCAGGCAAGTACGAACATGCTCAAGGTCAAGACAATTTTAAATATCCAATCAGCTTTGAATCCATTTATCTTAGCAGCCATTATGTCCCCATCCTACACATGCCTTTCTAAAAACATTATTCTGGTGCCTTAAATATTTTATCTACGGTAAAATGCATATGATAATCTAACACTATTACTTCCCCAGTTATTTCTGTGCCTGCTACAGCAATTCGTCTTAACCTTATCGCTAAATCATCGTGCGAAAGAATAAGATTTCCTGCATCTACATTATAATCTATTGTAAAAGTAACTAAATAAGTATCATAGGCAGCACTTCTACCCGTTAAAATATTTGTTTCTACTGTGACATCGGTCGTACTGTTTAGTATAGGTTCTCCCAGTTCTGAATTAGCCCAGGATACTTGAATATTGAAATCGTCATTAACATCTTCGATACCCGATAAACAAACCAACACATCTAAAGTAATATTGCTTACTCCGTCCCATCTACTTGGGACATTTATATTAAAAAACAATTCTTCATCCGCAGCATATAAAGGCAATGAAAACCCAGAATAAGCACCATAGGTAATTTGTGTCGGTTTACCCTGTGCAGTAATCTTGGTATAATCAATATCAGGTCTTAAAGTTAAATCCCTTTTTGCCGTTCCTTCCAATGTCACGACGCCTGTATGTGAAACAACTAATTGGTTAGTGCCATCGCCAATAGTTGCACCATTCATATTTGGATCGTGTATAGTCAAAACTTCTTCACCTTCAATGGACAACACGCCGCCGATCGCCGAAAGGGTGTTCTCCGTGGCGTGGCCGAGTTCGATGGTTGAGATTTGTGGAGCCGTATTAAGAACCGGAACACCTGTGCCGGTGGCCGTACCTACGTATCCATAGGGTGTCCATACCGGGTTGGACGTATCAACCGTAATATTGCTTTCAGATGAGTTACTAGCAGTTTCTAATGTCAGTGTCGCAGCAGCCTTAGCTAATATTTTATATGGACCTGTCCCTGCAAAGCCAGCCGTCACGTCCACATACTCTCCGACAAAAAAATCTGCTGTACTTGCCACGCCAGCAATGATTGCAGAACCGGAAGTTGTATCACCTGTTGCATCTGTTGCTGTTGACACAGTGCCAGATTCTGTACAAACCCAACCGAAAGGAGTCCCGGATGTAGCGGTATAATCACGAATGATGTCACTTTGTTCCCATGTCCCGGTATTAGGAACCGCGGAGTAATTATAGATAGCAGGGGTTCGCCGTTCTGGTCTGGCTTGAATAAACGCCGGATGCATTCCGCCGGCAATATTCAAACTCAACACGACGGCAGTGTCAATGTACATCGTACCAGTTAAGGCTTTCTTAATGCCAATTTTGATATCTACGGTTGCTCCTACATTATCGCGCAGATCAGCTTCACCCCAAGCGATGAACTGGGTACCGGTTCCAGTTACGTCAATGCCCTCATCCCAAGAGTATGTTGTTGTGACTTCCACGTCGTCAATAATGATTTGAGGCAGTGTCGCTTGGGCATTAACTTTACCACTAAATATGACAGTGAGATACCCTTCATGATTGACCGTAGTGGACATCCCTGAAACCCCATCTGTCGAAGCAACGGTGCAATTAATGTAGGCAGTTTGGCCGCCGTGTCTAGCGTTAATTGTAGACTTAGCTGTTGGAGCGGTGCCACCAGTACCGACAGACGATGCCCACACCGCAGGTCGATCCGTTGCAAACCACTTTGCAAAGTCCCAGTTACCTGTCAATGACTCCGTTGTGCCAGGAGTTAGTCCGTCAATACTCCATCCGTCTTCATGGCCGTTAGTCGCAGGCCCACCTTGGGTTATAAGATGCCCAGAGTCCATATCAACATTCTCAAGGTGCATGTCACCAAACACATAGAGTAATCGGATGAGGGCTGAGGCCCCGCTAAGATCCAACATGGCATTTTTTAAATTCACCGATCCAGTTGAATGTATAAACCAAGCCCTATTTAAATCCGCTTCGTCACGACTATCATTTACATGAATGTTTTCAAACGAGTATGCAATGTCACTGGTATTCGACGCGTCAGCGATTTTGGCCAAACGACTTTCTTCCATATGGATATTGTGGACTCTAACTACATTCCTCGCATAAATGCAAGTACAATCACGATTTGCATAATTACCAAGAGGTCCAAATTCACAAGACTCTACGATGTTATTAAAGCCCCTGTAAATATAAAGATGTTGTAACACTTTGTCCGTTACGTTTGAGCCAAAATTACAATTTCTGAATGTATTAAAAACAGTATTCGTTGCATTGATTTTTACATTAATCGGTGCATTGTAGAACGTGCAGTGATCGAATAAGTTCTTGCTGGAATCCACATCACGAACATGTGGCTCATCATCGTCGCCCAAAAGAACATTTGCAATAGTGGCAGATTGCATCAAGCAATGGGTGAATAAATTATTTCCTCCGCTACCACCAAATGATGTACCTCCGTCAATAACGAAACAATAAGCAGCCTCATCATTTCCAATAAATTGAATACCACTTATATGATTATAACTAAACTGGGTTGTCGATGTAACTCTAGCTCTGAATATCGCATTTGGATCAGCACCACCATTCCATGTTAATCTCACACAACCTTCCCCAATCCATTTTAAACGAGATATGTTTTGAGTTGGGATTATTTCAGTAGCCACATAATAAACACCCTTTGACATCAATACTGTTCCACCAGTTGTATCAGCAGCGACGTTGACAGATTGTAACGCTGAGAGAATTGGTACAGCGTTATCAGTACCGGCACTATCAACTACCGCTCCCCACCATTGAGGCCGGGCCGTTGTTAAGCCTGTGACGTCGTCGGCGTCGAAACCCGAGAACACTTGATAGTTTCCGGCCTCAAATGGACCATCGAAGTCAAGGGTATATGTACTGGCCTTGGTGAACTTACCGCCATTTCGGACCACTACAGAACAAGTAGATGGGAAGGTGGTATTTGCCGTCAAAGTCTCTTC